CGTGTACCTCATTTCGGTATCGCGTTGAACCCGTTAGACCCCGTTTTTGCCCGTTCTTACCGACCACGGCCAGCAGACCGGCGGCGCTGGCTGTCCAGCAGGTCGTCTGTTGCTAGGATGTGGCTGATCGGGTACAGAACGGCGCGCACGTTGCTGGCGACCCTCATCGGGTATCCAGCCGTGCTTGCAGCGGCGCGTAGCTGTTCCATCGCGCCGACCACCAAGTTGATATACGCGTTTGTGAAACGATCGGAGGTGCCCGATGCTAGGTCGGTGGTCACTGCGGGAAATGAATACTTGCGCCCGCGCCGACTCCGCCCGGTGTTGTTGCCCGCCATCTTCACAGCGAGGGTCACCTCGGTGGGGTTTGGCGTGCCAATGCGGGTACCATCGGTGCTCATGGCGATTTCCCAGGTAGCACCTTCGAATTGGTCACGACCTACGGCGACGGCACGGATCGCCCGCACGTTGGTAGCACACACGCTGCGATAGGTGCCCGCCCACCAACCCACCAGCAGGTTGTCTACTGCTTGACAGTCAGCGGCGGTCACGGGGGTTGTGGGGCCTTCGAAATCAAACACGTGCAGCAACTGCTGCCCCGTGTCCGTGTTCTCTGCAAACAGGGTCCCCTGAATGCACTTCGGGATATAGATTGCGGCCACGTAGACTCCAGGTAGGACCTCGTAATGCGGGCCACGACTACCCCAATTGAAAGCGCGCCAGGCCATAGCATTACGACTCCAGCTAACCGCGGCACACCGCCAGCAGACATCGAGCACTCTGCAGAACGTTATGTAAAGGAGTGCCTGCGGCACGATTAGAGAGGGTGGTGGTCGCCACCGGAGGGATGGCACCCAGTGCGGCGACCACCAATTTAAATCCGCTTGCGCGGGGCAATTTCAATTTACGTTAATCGCCCCGCGCTCGTCAAGGTAGTTATGTCAAGCTGCGGCAAACTGCTACACATTTGTAATGTTGCTGGAGTCAGTGCGGGCCGTCGCCGCGATCCTCTTCTCCTGCCGCTTGCTGCCTGTTTGCATAGCGTTTAGATCTCCGGCGCGCTCTTAGCTGTGCGCGGAGCAGGTTCCATACTTGTTGACGCGCCACATATGCCGCTGTGGCAGCGTCGGGAGAGTAGACCGTCATCGAGATTTCTGTCTGGTCATCGCCTAAGCCGGTCACCACGTAGATCGAGTACTCGTCATCCGAAGGGGTGGTCGTCATCGTATTCCCTCCCCTGGCGTGCAAATTGTTCCGTATCTGCGTATCTCATCGCGCCACGTCCTCCAGCATAATTCAGCCCCGGCGGCATCCTCTGCGTAGTGGTCGTGTCGCGTTGGCCCATGTAAGGCGAAGGTATGTAAGACACCACCATCACTGCTTGCGGCGAAGCTGGTAAGGCAGCGGACATCGAGACAGGCAGATATATAGTCGAACCAGATGGTTTGATCCACGTCTCTCCATATGGCAGTTGCACGGTCAACGGTTGCACCACCCTCAGTTCTTGCATCATCGTTTCCCCGACGATTAGCAGGCCTGTATGGTCGGTGGTAATATGGCTGTGGTTTCGGCACATCGGTATCTCCTTTATGTCAAGCTGTGGCTGAAAGTAAGCTGCCCCCACCGTGTTAGGGTGGGGGCAGTATTGTTGCGGGTTGTTTCACGTGAAACAGGTCAGATAGTCACGATTGAAATAGGCGTTAACTCAGGCCGAACTTCGCGCGGTATTAGGGATTTCTTCAAAGGACGTGACCACCACCACATAGGAATAGATAATAAAAGGGATTTTGATATGCCTTCACCTTTTCCTGAGTGTGAGTTCATAGTGGGGGACTCGCTACACGTTCATAAATTAGTGAAAGATGACAGTGCGCACTTCCTTTTGATTGATGGGAACCATAATTACTTCTACACGATAGCGGATTTTCTTCACTTCGCACCCAAGGTAAAGAAAGGCGGGTACATTGCTTTCCACGATTGTGGGGCACACATACCAGAGAAACAAGATTATCAGGGGGTGGGCGATATTAACGACCCTGATATGTACATCCAATGCCGTAAAGCGGTGCGGGTGATGGGGCTTTTAGATGACCGTTTAGAGGGTTACAAACTTATTTTCGATGAGTATGAGAGCGGAGGGTTACCAATAGGCGGGATAATTGTCGTTCAAAAACTGTAATATGCTTCACATAATCAATCATCAACTTTTAGGGGATAGTTTAATGGCTACTCCAGCACTGAAAAAACTCACTGAGTTAGGTGTCGACTATTCAGTCTATTTTTTAGACGAGCCTATCATGGAAATCTATCGTAATTGCTACTGGATGAAAAATAAGCACTGGGGGACGATGCCAGAGCCAAAAGAAGGTGATCGAGTGGTAAAATTAGAGTCAGGTATGGCATTAAACCACGCTTTGAGCACTGGCCAACACTACGCCTACGGTTTTGCGGCTCAACTTGGAGTAAGTATTGATTCACCGGTGCCGGATATTGGTTTTGAAGGTTGGGAGAATAAAGAAATAGGTTTTACGCTTGATCCTATCTTAATATTCCCTGAATCCACGTCATGCAGTTCAAAAAGTGGTAAAAAGGCCAATAAGATGCTACCGTGGGAGACTTGGGTAGAATTTCAAGACAAAATAGGTCAAAAATGTGTTTTTATTACCCCTAAAATGATCGAAAATGCACCTAAAGAGCTTAAAATATTGAGTGATTTCAGCATAGAAAACGTTGCTCAGATGCTCAAAAAAGCCTCAAAAGTTATCACCGTTGACAACGGAATAGGGCATTTAAGCAGCGCGGTAGGGGCAAATTGTTACTTAATTGGTGGTTGTGTGCCTATTCCGTGGATATGGGCGGGTGATATGGCCAAAACTTTGAATTGTTATGGCAATCCCGAACTTGTAAGGGCAAATAACATAATAGATTTGATAAGATGATTCAAAGCCAATGGACAACTGAGGGGTTTATGACCCGTTACGATGAGCTCCTAAAAGGAGCGGAAACATACATGGCCACTTACCTAAAGACAGAGGCCGAACACCTCTCACTTTTCGGGTTTCACCGATATAGCACTTACGATTCTTTCAGAAATTCGCGCAAAGGATACCTGTTAACCTTCAAAAAGGAAAGAACTTCCAACAATAAACCGTAATTTATTCAATCTTTTGCACTACTTAAACTGGTGCAATTGGAAAAATACGGCTATCAGGATTCAGAAGAACTTACAAAAAGAGTTTCAGAAAAGCTGAGCTATCAAATACGGCTCGGCCAAGTTGCGTCCGAAAAAAGATCAGCCGGACTTACTCAAGTTGAACTTTGGAAGGAAATGTTTCCTGAAATGTTCATCGGCTTTGACGGTAAGGCTCCGGCAGTAACCGAAAAGAGCGCACAAAAGATAGCAACTGTATTCGCATGCCTAAATGTACTGGGCGAAACTTACGGAGCGGTTCCTTGTGATGTAAAACAAGAAACCGATAAGGGAAAAGTAACCCGATCAGATTTAAGAATCCATTACTTACTACATGACCGACCAAATCCGCTTACAACAGCGTTCGATTTTTGGTCAACTATGCAAAAGCAAAGAAAGGCATGGGGTAATTCTTATGTAGAAATAAAAAGAAACGTTAGAACTTACGAACCGGATTCACTTTGGATTTTAAACCCGTGGGAAGTAACTTTTTCAGTCTCTGAAACGGGTGAGGCATACTACAAGCACAAGGAAAGGATAATTTCAGGATCAGACGTACTTCATTTCAAAAACTATTCTGAAAACGGCTACTTAGGACTGAGTTCGATCCGTCAAAATGCCCTTACAATGGGATTAGGGCTTAAATTAAAGCAGTACAACAGTTCAATAATTGGCGAAAGGCCATACGGTTACTTATCAAGCGCCACACGCCCGAAAGACATTCAGACTAAAAAAGCCATGCAAGATCAGTGGCAAAACCCGAACAAAAATGAGGGTAAAAACGAGGGTAAAAATGACACTGAGCGTTATAAAATGGGGTCAATGGGTGGTATTCCTGTTTTGTACGGGGGCTTAGAGTTTCATCCCATGACTTTGCCAGCAGATGATGTGCAATACATAGAATCAGCTAACCTAAACGACCGTGACATTTATGCCATCTTCAGAATCCCGCCTACAATGGTGGAGAACTGGACTGCAGCACCTTACAACTCAAGTGAACAACAAGATATAGTTTTTGTAAAATATTCATTAGCTGATATTCGAGGCGTTGAGCAAGAAATTAACGAAAAATGTTTCCCTGAAAGCAATAAGACTTCCAAAAATAAACTTTACTGCAAATTCAACCTTCAGGGATTACTAAGAGGTGACAGCGCGAGTCGTGCTATGCTTTATAGAACACTTGTAAACCTTGCGGCCTTGAGTCCTAAGCAAGTAGCAGATTTGGAAGACCTTCCTACTGATGGAGTGAGTGAAGAGTACTACATGCAATTAAATATGGCTCCGGTTGATATGTTGGGAGACATTCACGCATCAAAAGGAACTCAACCTAAGACAGAAGATCAAATAAGAGCCGAACTGAGAGACGAAATAAAAGCAAGATTGAACGGCCATTACAAAGACGTAGCGGATATTTTTAACGAATAAGAAAATGGAAACAAAAGACTATATCAGTAAGATCGAAAATGCGGAACGCAGGTTCTTTGTTGCTGAATTACGCGCACCTGAAAAAGAAAGCCGTACCGTTGAAGGATACGCGGCTGTTTTCAATTCAGACAGCGAAATGATGTACGGAAATGTGATTGAAAGAATTATGCCAGGGGCTTTTGATTCTGTTGTCGATGATAACGCAGTGGCTTTGTTTAATCACGATCCTAATTTAATTCTTGCACGAAATAAAGTGAACATGACTATAAAACAAGACGAAAAAGGCTTGTATTATAGATTCGAAGCACCTAACACCACGGCAGGAAATGATCTACTTGAGAATTTACGGAACGGAAATGTTCAAACCTCATCCTTTGCGTTCGTAATCGCTGATGAGAAATGGACCTACTCAGATGACCGTAGCAAACCAAGCATTCGTGAGATAACAAAGATAAAAAGACTGTACGATGTTAGTCCGGTGACATATCCGGCCTACCCTGATACTTCAGTGGCACAAAGAAACTTCGCTGGAGTGATTGAAGAGAAAGAAAGGGAAACAAAATCCTATCTGGTGGATATTATCAAACGTAAACATGAACTATTTAAACTAAAACAATTATAATTATGAATCTTGCACAGGAAATCAAGTCTCTCAATGAAGAGCGGGGCATCAAGAATAAAGAGCTTGATGACCTTGTCGACATAATGACAAAAGAAAAAAGAGCCTTCAAAGCTGATGAGCAGACGAAGTACGATGCCATCAAAGCTGAGATTGAAGGAATTGCCCAGCGTATCGCGGTTCTAAAAGAAAAAGAACTACGCGATTCTCAAACCGGATTTAACGTTACAGGCGCAAAGTCTGATGACGTATCCAAAAAAGAAGAAAGAGAAATTGAGAAATACTCTTTCTTGAAAGTTTTATCGGGTGCTGCAAATCGCAGATCATTAGATGGACTTGAAAAAGAAATGAGCGAAGAGGCCGTTAAGGAAATTCGCGCAGCTGGTGGCACTCCTTCCGGTGGTGCTTACAATATCCCGCTTTTAGTGCTTGAACGCTCCAAAGTAAAGATGCAGAAACGAGACAACACAGCAACAGGCGGAAGCCCTGCCGGAGTTGAGGGGGGTTACACCGTTGCCACTGAGTTGAAAAGCTACATTGAAGCTCTTCAGGAAACCTCACGAGTGACTGCTTTAGGTGCTGAATTTATCACAGGCGCGCAAGGTAACATTGATATGCCACGCGAAAACGCTGTTTACACTGCCGGATGGAAGAACGGTGAAAATGCAACCACAGCAGAGAAGAACCCTACCTACACAAAGGTAAGTTTGACTCCAAAAAGACTGGGTGGTTATGTGGACATTTCAAATCAATTGTTGGTTCAATCAGCCGTAGGTTTTGAAAACCGAATCCGTAGACAAATTATGATCGGACAGGCTTTAGGTATTGATGCCGGAGCAATTAACGGATCGGGTCTTACTGGGGAGCCGACAGGGATCCTTCAAACTAACGGAATCGGTTCAGTATTAGGTGGAACTGATGGCGCGGCTCCTGATCGTGATGATTTGATTGATTTGTGGAAAGAGGTAGCGGTTGATAAAGCCTTACTTGGATCACTTGCTTACCTTTCAAATCCACAGGTGTTTGCTAAGTTGGCAAAAACCAAAACCGATTCAGGTTCAGGTATATTCGTTCTAGATCAAGGTAAAGAATTCATGGGTTATAACTTTGGTGTATCTACAAACGTACCATCAACTCTTGATAAAGGAACTTCTACAGGTGTTTGCTCCGCAATCATATTCGGTAACTGGAATGATCTTATGATTACTCAGTGGGGTGGTATGGAAATACTTGTAGATCCTTACACTCAGGCGTTGACAGGATTAACCCGTATGGTGGTTAATACATTTACTGACTTAGCGGTTTTGCGCCCTCAGAGCTTCGCGGCTATGAAAGACGCTTTGACTACTTAATATGTTAGTAGAGGTTATTAAACCAATACAAGGAAAAGCATACTTTGAGGGTGACGTGATTTCTCTTTCAGAAGAGGAATCACGCGCTCTTATTGAGGCTGGACTTGTTATTCCAGCGATGTCCACAGTGGAAACAGCGGAGAATAGTCCTATTGAAAATGCATCGCTTAAAACAGCGAAAGGTAAGGGTAAAAAATGAACTACGTAAAGCGCATAGGCTCCACAACAAGGCCGATAAGTTTACAGATAGCTAAAGATCATTTGAAGGTAGGAGATACCGAAGATACTTTAGTCGGAATTTACTTAGATGCCAGCATTAGGGCGGTTGAGAATAAAATTCAACGGTCTTTAATGAGTAGTGAGCATGAGCTTTATTGTAAAACGTGGGAACAGTTTTTAAACCTTCAGCAATACCCTGTAAGTTCAATCAATAGCATAAAATACTATGATGAAAATGGGGACTTACAGACACTTGCAACCGGAACTTATAACGTGCAAAACTT